GGCGGTAGCGGAGGCTCGAGTAAATCGGTCGTACCGAAATAGAGGCCGTCGGAAAGCGGCTCAATAAAGAAACGGAGGTTACTCATACCATGTTGAAAATCAAGAACACAAAGCATCTCGATACGGCGGAGGAAATCTTTACGGAGTTCCTCGACAAGTTCCAAAAGTACGCGGCGGAGGCGGCGGAAATCTCAAAAGGAAAAGGCAATTTGAGCCCGGCGGATAAGTTGAAAGCTCTCGAGTGCCTCGAAACGCGATACGCGGCTTTGAGCAACTTTTTCACGGGAGAGCTCGGGTACGAGGTAAGGCTCGAGGACGGTTTTCTCTTTACACAGTATTATTTCAACCGAATTTTCTACTTTCGTCAGATGGCCTCTATTGAGGCAAGCAGGGCGAGCAGGACGGCGGAGGCGGCGGAATGAACGTTTTCGAGAAAGCCACGGAGAGCCCGGAGGCGCTGGCAAGCCTCCTCCGGGCAATCCCGGCGATTGAAACGCCGTGGGACGATGCTTTTCACCGGCTCTATTGCTCCTCGTGCTCGGCGGCGGATTGCGACGACTGCCGCCGCCCGGAGCGGGACAATCCGCTATGGTGGCTCGGCCTCCCGGCGGCGGAGGTAGAGAAATGAACGCCGATTTTTCCCATACTTGCGAGGGGTGCGAGCACGTTGTTACGGAGCCGTGGGCGAAAGACATTATCTCCTATCGGTGCTTTGCTCCCGGCAGATGCAAGGGGCGCGTCGTCGGCGTGAAACGCTTTGACCCATATATCCCGGCATGGTGTCCAAAACTGGAAAGGAGCCGCGAGAATGGATAAAACGGCATTATTGAAGAAAGTCCGCGCGCTTGCCGAGCACGGAGTCGGCGGCGAGGCCGAGAACGCCGAAAAGCTCCTCGCTCGCATGATGAAGAAATACGGCATTTCGGAGGCAGAGCTCGACGAGGAGACTCGCGTCCGCCACGACTTCACATATCACGGCGGGGAGGAAAAGAAAATCCTCCGGCAAGTGGTCTATAAGGTCACGGGCGGCTACGCCTACGAGCTCGTATATACCGCGAGCGGGCGCAAGGTTAGAACTCAACTCGGCGCGGATTGCACTCCCGCCGAAAAGGTGGAAATTGAGTATCTTTTCGATTTCTATAAAAGGCTTTGGGAGAAAGAAAAGGACGCTTTCCTCGCGGCCTACATTCAAAAGCACCGTATCTTTGCAATACGCGCAGACGTAGAGCCGCAGGAAATCAGCCGCGAGGAGGCTCTCAAAATGGGGGCTCTCATGCAAGGCATGAGCGACGAAAGTCCGCTCCGAGCTATCGAGGCGGGGAAATAAAGGAGGAATAACACAATGAGCGAAACGAGTTCGAGAGTCCGGCTTATGGCAAACCTACAAGCCGCCGTCGCGGAGGCCGTCTCCGGCACAATGGAGGAGCGCGGGCGCGGCTTCGCCTCTGACCGTGAGGCATGGACAGAGTTAAAAGAGTGCATCGAGCGCACAAAGCAGATGCACACCGACATTGAAAAAGTCCACAAGGAAATGTGGAGCGCGGTCAAGGACAGGAACGAGGACGCTTTCGCCGCGCTCTCGCAGGAGTTCGAGCGGAGTTCCCGTATTCTCGCCGAGGAGTGGGCGCAAACGTCCGCCCTCGCAAAAATCGCCGTTATCAGCGAGTCGAACGATTGAGGAGGTCGCACAAATGAAAAAGCTCTATTCTAAAAAGCTCGGCGGCGAGGCGTTCGCCCTCGACGCGGCGCAACTGGACATTCTGAAAAAGGCCGGTTATACCGTGCCGAGCCCCGAGGAGGTTATCGCGGACGCGGCGGCGGTCAAAATCGAGCCGCCGGAGGGCGCTCGGGCGTATGTCGTCTTTGATTTCAAGACCGGCGCTTTCGCCGTCCGTACTCGGACGCAGACTCTCACCGATAACGAGGTCGGCGGCTTCGTCGGCGAGGTCGTCTCGGCGGCTATCTTGAGTAATTTCGTCGAGCGGGCAGACCCGGACAGGCCGAAAGGAGCGGCTCCGGCGGCTTCGGCGACGGCCTCTCCCCTCGTGAATATGCTCCGAGCCGCTTTCCTCCGCGCGGCGAGCGATAAAGCTCCGGCGGCGGACAAGCCCACGGAGGCGGCAGACACGCCGGAGGTCGTAGAATGATTAAGCTCGGCGACCGCATCAAGGTAAAGCCCGCGACGTTCGACGTTCCGGGCAAGGACGGCAAGCCGAAAGCAATCCCCGGGACGGTCGTATATATCCATCCTGCCGGGCGATATTGCGTCCTTGAGTTTGACGTAGGCAGACGCGAGCCCGTGACTATCCGAGAGAGCTTTCAGCTTATCGACGGGAGGGTAGCAGAATGAAGCACGAGCAATCAGCACCGGCGGGATACCGCCCGCGCTTTGACGGGACGACGAAATTATACCTCGTCCGTCACAAGGAATACGGCGAGCTCACCGTAAACGGCGTGAACAAATACGAGGCCGTACACGCCGCCGCCCGTGCGTGGGGCGTTCGGTGGACGGCAATCGCCCGGGAGTGCGAGTATATCGTACTCGCAGAGGATACGCCGGAGGCCGGTAGGCCATGACAAGGCAGGAGCGGCGGAAACGCCGCAGACAGCGCCGCCGGATGCAAGCCGCCCTCCTCGCCTCTCTCCTCTTTGCGTTGGTGCTCATAGTGACGCTCCGCATCCGAGAGACAGCGCCGGAGCCGGTCGCGGAGCGGACAAGCGCACTTGCGGAGGAACGGCAAACGCTGACATACATAGCACCGGCAAGGCCGGAGGCGGCGGAGGAAACGCCGGAGGAGCTGACGGTAGAGCCGGAGCCCGAGAACAGATACGCGGAGCTCCATTTCAGCGACGAGGACGTTTATATCCTTGCTTGCCTCGTCTACCACGAGGCGCGCGGCGAGAGCTTCGAGGGACAAGTCGCCGTCGTCGAGGTCGTTCTAAACCGTATGCTCTCCGACTATTTCCCGGATACGGTCGAGGAGGTCGTATTTCAGAAATACGGCGACGTATGGCAATTCTCCCCCGCTCCGTACCTCTACTCGGCGGAGCCGGACAAGGAGCAATATCTCGCGGTGCATACCGCCATAGAGGAGCGGGAGCACATTCTTTCAGAGGATACGGTCTATTTCTCGACCGCGCCTTATAACGAGAGCGTCGATATGATTATCGGCAATCACTATTTCTGTAAAATCTTTTGAACGGAGGAAAAGACGATGCAACTCATTACCACAAGGAACAAGGAAATCTCTTTCGCAGAACTCAAAAAGGCCATTTCGAGCGGGAACGGCCTCGAGCTTGTCCACCCGGGCGACAAGTTCGCTATCGAGCTCAAGAATGGCGAGCGCGTCAACGCCGTTTGCGGCGGATATGTCAACGAAAAGCGCGCCCGCTTCGTCCTCGAGGACTGCCTCGCGGAAAAGTGGCGCATGAACGACACGCCGACCAACAAGGGCGGATACCTCAAGAGCGAGGGGCGGCGACACGTCCTAGAGGATATTCTCCCTCTTTTCCCGGACGAACTCGCGGAGGCGTTCGAGCCTCGTTTCTTGTCCGAGGAAATCGACGGCGAGCGTTACGAGTACGCAGATACGCTATGGATACCATCCGCGACCGACGTTTTCGGCGCGGGGAATTGGTGGAACGAGGAGCCGGACAGCTTTCAACTTGAGATTTTCAAGCGTGAGCGCGACCGCGTGAAAGAACACGTCGGAGACGGGACGTGGTCTTGGTGGCTCCGTTCCCCGTATGCGAGCTACTCCTCGTTCTTCGTGCTTGTGAACATCGACGGCACGGTCGACGCCGACACCGCGAGTTATTCGAATGGTGTCGCGCCCGGATTTTATATCAACATGGGGCAGACCGAATAACTCCTCACGGAGCGAAAGCAGTCCCTATATAAAAGGGGAATATAACCTCTCTGACGGCCTCGCGCCGCCGGACAAACATATACCGCGATACGGTTAGCCGGACGCTCCTTGCATGGGCGCGGAGTGCGTGTTTTCCGCGCTTTCATGGCTCGCCGTTACGCATTTTAGACAACACGCCGAGAAAGAAATGTACGAGGTATTTTTATCTTATGAACAGCGCAGAACGACGCGAGGCACGGTATCAGCGTCGCAAGGCCGCGAGAATGGAAAAGAAAGCCGCCGCGCTCCGGGAGTACGGAGATTTCGAGACGGTTTTCTCATTCGAGCGGCTCTATGAGAGCTACCGCGCCTCCGTCCGTGGCGTTGGGTGGAAAGCGAGCACACAGCGATACAAAGCCGCCTCGCTCGCCAACGTCACAAAGACACACGAGGAATTGATAGCCGGGAAATACCGCTCCAAGGGCTTTTACGAGTTCGATATTGTGGAGCGAGGAAAGCCGAGGCACATTCGGAGCGTCCATATCTCCGAGCGCGTCGTGCAACGGTGCTTGTGCGATTACTGCCTTGTGCCGATGCTCTCCCGGTCGTTCATCTACGACAACGGAGCGAGCTTGCGCGGCAAAGGATACGATTTCGCCGTATCCCGGGTGACGCACTTTCTCGCGGAGCATTACAGGAAACACGGGCGGGAGGGCTACGTCCTCGTATTCGACTTTTCAAAGTATTTCGATACCGCCCGGCATGAGCCGGTATTTCGGGAGCTCGAGCGGAGCGGCATAGACGACCGCCTCGTTTCGCTCTCGAAATATTTTATTCAGAACTTCGGCGACGTGGGACTCGGCCTCGGGAGCCAAGTCTCACAAATCGCCGCGCTCGCCTTGCCGAACAGGATAGACCACTATATCAAGGACACGCTCGGCATGAAGCGCTACGCCCGTTATATGGACGACGGGTGTATCATCAGCGAGTCAAAGGCAAAGCTCGAGCTCTGCCTCCGGGAACTCCGGCGGCTCTGCGACGAGCTCGGTATCCGCCTCAATCCAAAAAAGACGCAGATTATCAAGCTCACGCGCGGCTTTACGTTCGTCAAGGTGCGCTTTCGCTATGGCGCAAACGGGAAAGTCGTCCGCCGGGCGACCTATAAGGGTATCCGGCACATGAGGGAGAAACTACGGATTTTCCGGCGCTGGGCGGACTCCGGCAGAATGACGGCGGCGGACGTGGAAACGTCCCTCGTCTCGTGGCGGGGACACATGAGGCGATTTCATTCGTACCACATGGCGCAGACCGTAGAGCGGCGCTATCGAGAATTATTCAAGGGAGGATAAAGCTATGGAATATATCGTCTATCGGCGCTTTAAGGCCGAGGGCATCGACGGAGCCTTTAACCTCCGATACGGGACGACCGTAACGGAGCGGGGCGGCTTTCTCTTTGCCGCCGACGGGCGGAAGATTTGCGCCGCAACGTCTGAAAACGGATGGGAGCATTTTAGGCCAAACACGCCGGAGGGCGCGTACCGACAAGAAATGCTCGACGGCCTCTATCGCTACTACGGCAAGCACGAGGGCGCGTCGGACTTCGACCCGGAGAAATGGGCGGGGGCGGAAAATCTGTACTGGAAAAACCTCCTCCGCACGATGAACACGCCGGAGCTCGAGGCGTTCTATAAAGCGCGGCTCGGACAGCCGCCGAGAATGGAGGGATAACGTATGTATGCAATCAGAAGCGGCGGAAAGGTTGTCGGCTACTCCGATACCGTTGTCTATGTCCGCCTACACGAAAACGGGTGCTATGTCCCGTGCGACGAGGCGGAGGCCGGGGGCTTTTGCATCAAGACGGCAATCGACCGCAAGGACGAGGAGACGGGCGAGACGACGACATATCTCGAGGACTTCGTTTACGCTTTCGCCGACGGCGGGCTCCTCGGTATCGAGCCGGTCGGCTCCGTGGAAAATGTGAGCGGTACGCTCATGCTTGCCGAGAATGATAAAGTTCTCGATATTCTGTTAGGGGGTGCGGCGGAATGATTACCGTACAGAGGGCGCGGGAGCTCCGCGCTATGATTGAAAAGGCGGCGGGAGCCGGGCTCGACGATAAGGACGGCTCGACAGCCGTCGAGCTTTATCCGGCGCTCACCGGCGGCGGGGCGCTCGTCAAGTCCGGGACTCGTATCAACTGGAAAGGTGCGCTCAAGCGGGCGGCGGTGGACTTGTGGGACACGGCGGAAAACACGCCGGAGGCCGCGCCGAGCTTGTGGGAGGACGTGCTCTATAAAAACGGCGCGAGGATTATCCCGGCGACCATTACGGCGGGGCTCGCGTTCTCCA